CAGAATTTCAAGATTGGTTAAACGAAACAAGAACAGATGTTCTTAATTCTTTAGGTGATGTAGATAGCGATACTTTTAATAAGAAATTTTTTCCATATCTTATAAACGCTACAACTAAAATAACTGACATTCACGAAGACAGACATGAGGAATTTCAAGTAGAAAAACTAAATATTGATGCTGCTAGTCTTGCTAAAAATGTAATAAATTTTCAAACAGCAGGTCCAGATTCAGATGACGTTAGCAAAAATCAATTTTTATTATTAACAGCTTCTATAAATCAATTTGAAAATGACATAAATAAATTAGGATTAAGTTCAGCAAATAGATCAAAAATTAATAAAACTATATTAGATAGTCTTAGTGCTGAAGCAAAAAGAATTGGGTTTGATACTGGTGATGTAGATTTAGCTTTGTCAATTTTCAAGAGTGCAGATCAATTCCCTTTTGGTCCTAGTGGAAAATTAACTTTATTAGACCATCCTGATTACGTTGAGATAGAAAACAAATTAAGAGAAGAGGTTGAAGACTATACAGACAAATCAGATAGAAGAGACAGAGCTAATTTAAAGAGGGAGAAAGAAAAAGCCTTAGAATTAGGTATGTTAAATGCTGCTAGTTTAATTGATCAAGGAAAAAGTAAAGAAGCTTTTGACCTAATAGATAACTTACAAACTCAATTTCCATTGCTTGCAACAAAAATACAGTCAAATGCAGAAGTTTTAGGTAGTGGTGATGAAAATGAAAGATTTGGTCAATTAATTTTTAATATACAAGAAGGTAATTATGCAACATTATCAGATGCAAGAATAGCAGCTTGGTCTTGGTATTCTGATCCAAGTACAGTTAAAAGTGATGGCAATACAAATAGATTAATTCAAGCAATGACTCTTGCAGGTTCAGTTGACAAAGGAATTTTAGGACCTTTAATTGAATATTTTGGTAGATTTGAAGATCAAGCAAAGATTATAATAGATTTAGATGACAGGTTTAAATCGTTTAAATTAATAGGTGCAGACCAACAATTAGCTACTATAAAACTTAATCTTGAATCTTTTAAGAGTGAATTTAGAGAATACAAATTAGCTAATCCTAATGTAGGTAGATTAGAACTTGATTCTAAATATGAAGAACTTAAAGAAAAATATAACAAAAAAATATTTAGTGATTTTGAAACTTTACTAGACCCTTCATCAGAACAAGTTGACAATAATACACAATTTATAGAGGAAAACCAAAGCGGACTTGAAGGAGTAAGTACAGAAACAATAGAGAAAGAAAAAGAAACTTCTGATTTCTTTGGTAATACATCTTTACCTTCGATTGAATCAAGAATTATTGAAGAATTAACAAGTATGGGAGGTATTACAAAAGAAAACAGAGACAAGTTACTTCAAATAGTAATAGCTGAAAAAGAAAAAATGAACTTTACTAATGTTGTAGGTAAGTCAGAAGCAGATCGAATAATTAGATTTTTACAGACAGGTGAATATGGATATGGTAAAGGTGGTCCTAGAGTTTATGAACCTATGAAGTTATTAATAGATGATTTTGAAGCTAGTGTATTTAGTGATGTTAGTGAAAAAGAATCACCCACTACTGTTGAAGTTCAACAAGGAGATACTTTAGGTCAAATAGCAGAAGAATTTGGTATTCCTTTAAAAGCTTTTATGGAAGCAAACAACATAACTAATGCAGATTTAATAAGAGCAGGTCAAGAATTAATTGTACCAATGGTTGAAGCTGCTACTCCTAATAAAACAGAAACAAAAAATAAATTACCAGAAGTAGAATTAAATAAATTAAGACAAGAAATAAAATTAAAAACAAATAAAAAACAACCTCTTGATAAACAACAAATAAATAAACTATTACTTAATGCAGGGTTTACACAAGAACAGGCAAAAATAATGACTGCTATAGCTATGGCTGAATCAGCTAACAAAGCAAATGCTTTCTATGGTGGTACAGAAAAAGAACCAGAAGAATCTTATGGTCTATTTCAAATAAATATGTATAACTACAAAGGTATGGAATTAGGAAATGATAGACAACCTAAACTTGGTATAGATAATAATGAAGCTTTATATGATCCAGTACTTAATGCTATAGCTGCTAAATTAGTGTTTGATGAAACACAGGCACAAAAAGGTAATGGTTATTTAGCTTGGGGTGTCTATTCTAAAGATGGAGAAACTGAAGCTCCTGACGCTAGATACAAACAATTTCTTGATTAAACATGACTGATTCAAACATCAATAGTCTTCTAAACAATGAAGAGGAAGAAGAAAAGAAAAAGATAGAGACACCTCAGACAGATGCTTTATTTGATCGGTTTGATAATCAACCCCTTTCTGCTGTAAGTAAAGTTATAAACAAAAGCCAAGCAGGTGTAGTAGATTTTTTTGATAATAAGTTCTTAGGAGATCAAAGAAGTTTTGAAGAAATACTAGAGAACAGATCAAGAATAAGAAATGAAGCAGAAGAAAAACGACAAGATGTAAGTGAAGAGATAACAAAAACAGCATCTTCACAGGTTGTAAGAGGTGCTATTACTGGTCCTTTAAAAGCAATAAACGAAACTGTAGAGTTTGCAGATGATATATACGACTATATAGCTGGTAATCCATACGATAATAACGACCTTATTGATTACAGTTATTTTGAAAGAGAAGATGATAATGCTTTTTATCAAATACCACAAGCTATAACTCAATTCTTAATACCTATGGGGATCTTTAGTAAAGGTCTTAAAGGTATAAAAAACCCTTGGACAAGAAACCTTGTTGCAGGTTTCCTTACTGATTTTGTAGTAGAAGATCCATACGAACAAAACCTTTACAACATGGTTGATGAGTATGAAGGTGCATTAGAACCGATAATTGATGTATTTAAAATGCCAGCTTCAATATTTAAAGCTGATGATGATATATCTCCTATAGAAGCAAGATTAAGAAAAGGTTTTGGTGGTGCAGCGATAGGAGAAGTTTTAACAGGTTTGTCTGTAGCTCTAAAAGGTTTTAGAAATTCTCCTTTAGCTCCAAAGATGTTAGCAACCTTAGAACGCAAAAGAAAATTAAAGTTTAAAGACCTTGGTATTGATGAAGCTGGTAACGAATTATTAGATGAAAAAGTTATTGATTTAATAAAACCTCTAGAAGTAAAGAAAGGACAAGGTATAGGAGATACTTCACAAATACCAGAAGTCGGTGACAAAATAGAATCTACATTTAATCCGAAACTGACAGGTGGTGGTATTGATGAACTTACCGATACTCTTTTAAATATTGCTGAATATTTTAGAGATACAGATGAACTAGGGCAATGGGCTAGGTCTGTATCTTTAGGTGATATGTTTGCTGCTTCTCAAAGACAAACAAAAGGAGAAGCTTTAGAAGCTGCTAGATTTTTCTTACAAGAATTTGGTCCTTTTAAAAAAACAAAGAATGGCAAAATAATTAATAACCCAAGATATTTACCTTCTACGACTATATCTATAAATCAAATGATGAATAAAAATGGCGAAGCTGTTTTTAATTTGTCTGCTGCTTTGCATAATGCTATTGCCACAAAAAATACAGATCTTATTAAAGAAATAAAACCAGAATTTTTAAAACAAGTAAAAGTATTAAAAGGTCTTGTTTACTTAAATAAAGGAGTTAGTTCTCTCACCTCACAAACTTTAGGTGCTAGAAGAATTGCAGGTGATTTAAGAGATACAGTAACAGAAGCTAAAGATTTTGGTAGGAGATCTAGAGGTACAGAAAATGTAAATTCTATAAATAGAGATTTTGTTGAAAATGTAGGAGTAAGTGAAATAGATGACACTTTCTCTAAAATCTTTGATTTAGTAGAAAAAGGAGATCAAGAAGCTGCTTTAGCTTTAACACGACTTACAAAATATTTAAACGTAGCAGGTGGTAATCCAGAAGTTATGAAGCACATGATTAAGAAAGGATTGCTTTTAAAAGGTGTAGAATTTACAAACGAAATATTTATCAATTCTATTCTTAGTGGTCCACCTACTCATATAGTTAACCTTTTATCTACAAGTTTAAATACTTTAGCAAAACCATTAAGTCAATCTACTGGTGCTGCAAAAATTACTTTTAGAAAAGATATGAATATTTCTTTTGCAGATACACTTTTAAACAAAAGAGATAATTTAATATTTAAACCAGAATTTAATACAGATGAGTTTATAAAAGGTTGGAAACAATTTATATATATGAGTGAGTCTTTAGGTGATGCTTTTAATATTGCAAGAAAAGCTTTTAAAGTAAATGAAAATATACTTGATAGAGGTGCAATGGTTTCAGATGCACAACGAGTATCAAGAAATATAAATGCAGAAGATGTAAGAAATTTTGCAGATCAAAATATTGTTACTAGAGGTACTGTAAAACCATTTGTAGATGTCTTTCTTGCTGATGCTTGGCTTCCTTCTATCTATAACAATTTTAGAAGAATAAATGGTTTTGGTTCTCGTATGTTAATTACAGAAGATGAGTTTTTAAAACAAGTTAATTTTAGAGGTTATGTAAAAGCAGAAGCTTGGGAGCAAGGAATAAGAAAAAATTTACAAGGAGAACAATTAAAAAAATACATTACAACACAAACAGAAAAAGTATTTAAAATTGTTGATACTGGCAGTACCAAAAAGATGCCAAAAAGTATTCAAGATATGTATAAGAAAGCAAAGGATTTTGCTGCTGAAGCTACCTTTACAAAAGAATTAGACCCTAAATCTTTTAGTGGTAGAATACAAAATTTTGCACAGCACCCTTATGGAAGAGTAGTTTTTCCTTTTGTAAGAACACCTTTAAATATTCTCAAAACACAAATGAGATATACACCTGTTGTAAATTTATTTATGAGTGAATACAGGCAAGCACTTAGAAGTACAGATCCTAATATTGCTGCGAGAGCTAGAGGTGAAATGTATTTAGGAGGTGGGTTTGCTCTTTCAGCAGCTTTAATTGCTAGAGATATAGAAAATCCTTTTGCAGAGATAGGCATGACAGGTGGTGGTCCTAATACTGTAGGATTTGGTGATACAACAGAAGCAAATAGACAATTAGTAAAACAGAAGAAAGAAGAAGGCTGGCAACCATATTCATTTAGATTTTTGGTAAGAGATTCAAATGGAGAGATAGTCTTAACAAAAAGTGGTAAACCAAAATATAAATATATTTCTTATAAAAGACTTGATCCTTGGTCTGGTACTTTCATGCTTCTTGCAGATTTTATGGACATAGAAGGACAGATAGGAAGTCAACAGACTAATGATATTGCTACTGCAATTACTGTTTCTATTGCAAGAAATCTAACAGATAGAACTTATATTAGAGGTCTTACAGAAGTTGCTGAAGCTATACATAATCCTTTTGCACTACAAACATTATTAGCAAGAAGGGCTGCTAATATTATTAACCCTGTTGCTGGATTGGGAAGATCAGTTCAAAGAGCTACAGACAAAACAAAACTTGATACTACATATTATCCAGCAGATGAAATGAATACAGGTATCAGACAAGTTTTAAATGAATTAGCTAGGACAATACCTTTTTATAATGCAAACTTAGAACCTGATAGAAACTGGTTAACAGGTTCAGTTGTTGAATATCCTAGTGGTTTTGGACCTAATACCTTTGATGTTTTAAATCCTTTTACTGCTACTAATACAAAAGATAATTATGTTCTTAGTGTTATCAATGATTTGAATATATCTTTACAACCACCCAAGAAATTCTTTTTTAGAAAACAAGGAAGACAAGGAAGTGGTATTGAACTTACAAGCAAACAATATGCAAGTTATATTAAATATTTAACTTTTAATACAAAAGAAGATGGACAAAGACTAATTGTAAGTTTATATAAAAGATTAAATGAGTCTGATATGAAAGCTTTTTACAAAACTGCTATGGGTGAAGGGGTTGATTCAACAAATCAAGATACTATGGTTGGAGTTCAAGACAATGCAAGAGCTATAATTTCAAAAGAAATAAAAAAAATAGTGGGAGATTATAAAGTAAAAGCAAGAAATGAATGGTTACGTTTGCCAGAAAATAGAAAATTATTTGGTAAATATACTGCTAATATAGAAGCAATTAACAATGAGACAACCAAAGCAACAGTTACTAACTTGGAAAAACTTAAAAGACTCGGCAATTAATTATGGCTACCAACACAACTGCTACCTCGCAAACTCATAACGGAAATGGCAGTACAGCCAGCTTTGCAATATCGTTTGCTTTCTTAGATAATACTGAAGTTGATGTAAGAGTAGGAGGAGTTCTTAAAACAATAACTACTCACTATACAATTAGTGGTTCGACTGTTACTTTTACTTCTGGTAACATACCTCCTTCTGGTACTGCCAATATATCTTTTACAAGAGATACAAATATAAGTAATAAAAAGGTAGATTTTGCTGATGGTAGTGTTTTAACAGAAACAGATTTAGATAATAATAGTGACCAGATATTATTTGCTCAACAAGAATTTACTAATGATTTTGTAAAAAGAGATGGCTCACAAACAGTTACAGGTAACTTAGTTTTTGAAGGAGCAACTGATGATGATAATGAAACAACACTAGCAATAACAGATCCTACTGATGATAGAACAATTACTGTACCTGACATTACAGGTACACTTATAACTACAGCAGATACAGGTACAGTATCAAATGGAATGATTGCTGGTGATGCTGTCACAAACGCTAAGATAGCTGATGACAGTATAGATTCAGAACATTATGTAGATGGAAGTATAGATACACAACATATAGCAAATGAAAATATAACAACAGCTAAATTAGCAAATGACGCTGTTACGTCAGCTAAACTAGCGGACAATGCAGTTGTTACAGCTAACATTACAGATAGCAATGTCACTACAGCTAAGATTGCAGACAGTAATGTAACAACAGCCAAGATTGCAGCAGACGCTATAAATGGAACAAAAATTGCAGATGACTCAATAAACTCTGAACATATTGTTGACGGAAGTATTGATGCGGTTCATTTAGCTGCTGATGTAGTTGACGGAACAAAGATAGCAGATGATTCAATTAACTCTGAACATTATGTAGATGGAAGTATAGATACAGCACATATAGCTGACAGTCAAATTACTTCTGCCAAGATTGCAGATGGAACTATAGTTGCTGGCGATTTAGCAAGTGATTCTGTAACTACTGCCAAGATAACTGATGCAAACGTAACTACAGCTAAGATTGCAGATAGCAATATAACAACTGCCAAAATTGCAGATAGTAATGTCACAACAGCAAAAATAGCTGATTCTAATATTACTACAGCTAAGATAGCTGATGATGCTGTTACAAACGCTAAGATAGCTGATGGCACATTAGATGGTAGATATTACACAGAAACAGAATTAGATGCTGGTCAACTAGATAATAGGTATTACACAGAAACAGAACTAAATGCTGGTCAATTAGATAATAGATATTATACAGAAACAGAATCAGATGCTAGATATTTCAATATAAGTACAGGCGACACAATAAAAGATGGTGATACATTTCCAGATAACGATACAACGATTGCTACAACCGCAGCTATCAACGACAGAATTATTGATTTAGTTGATAATGTCGGTGGTTTTGTACCAATAGCTAATGAACTTAGTTTTCCTAATGCAAACCCTGATGTAAATAATGGTACTGGTACTCTTGTAAGTATTAAGGCATTATCTCAAAACTTAACTTCTAATGGTTCTGGTCAAATAACTATAAGTAATGGAACAGTCGGAAACTCAACTGTAACAATTACTGGAGCAGCTAATAGCACAACATATGCTGCTACGTTTGGAATGATCGTAGAAACAACTACTACTCTCAATACTTATACATTCCACAGATTAGTACCAAAAGCAACAGAGGTAACAACAGTTTCTGGAAGTATTAGTAATGTAAATACAGTTGCTGGAAATATTAGTAATGTTAACACAGTAGCTGGTAATCAGACTAACCTTAATACAGTAGCTAATATATCTGGCAACGTCACAACCGTGGCTGGTGTAGCATCTAATGTAACTACAGTTGCAGGTATATCATCTGACGTTACTGCTGTTGCAGCAGACGCAACTGACATTGGTGCAGTAGCTGGTAAAGCAACAGAAATAGGAAGGTTAGGTACTGCTGACGCTGTATCCGATATGAATACTTTGGGTACTACAGCAATCGTATCTGACATGGATACACTTGCAGATATCTCAAGCAATATAACGACTGTAGCTGATATTTCAAGTAACGTAACAACAGTTGCAGGTATCTCTAGCAATGTCACTACTGTTGCAGATGCTAACTCCAACATTACAACAGTTGCAGGTGCTAACAGTAATATCAGTACAGTTGCTAGTGCTATAGCTAACGTCAATACAACTGCAAGTAATATAAGTAATGTAAATAACTTTGCTGAAAAATATCAAATAGCTTCTTCTGATCCTTCAACAGATGGTGGTGGTAATGCACTAGCAGAAGGAGATTTATATTTTAATACTACTGCTGACGAACTAAAAGTTTATAACGGAGGTGCTTGGCAAGGTGGAGTAACAGCTAGTGGTAACTTTGCTTCTACAACTGGTAATACATTTACTGGCAGTAACATACATAATGACAACGTAAAGTCTATTTATGGTACAAGTTCTGATGGCTTAGAGATATTTCATAACGCTAGTGATTCTGTAATTAACGATCAAGGTACAGGTAGTTTAAAACTACAAACTGGTGGTTCTACAAAAATAGAAGTTACAAGTACAGGAACTTCTGTTACAGGTAATATTGTCGTATCAGGTAACGTAGATGGTCGTGATATAGCTGCTGATGGTACTAAGTTAGATGGTATTGAAAGTTCTGCTACAGCCGATCAGACATCTACAGAAATAAAATCTTTATTAGCATCTGATAATTTAACAGCAAGTCATCTTGCAGCTGGTTCTGTAGGAACAAGTGAATTAGCAGCTGACGCTGTAACAGGTGCAGAAATTGCAGATAATGCGGTTGATTCTGAACATTATACAGATGGTAGTGTAGATCATGTTCACTTAGCTGGTGATTGCGTAGATGGAGATAACATAGCTGACGATTCTATAAATTCAGAACATTATATAAATGGATCTATAGACACAGCTCATATAGCTGATGATGCAGTAAATGCAGATAAGTTAGCTAACTCTATTAACACAGCTATAGCAGCAAACACAGCTAAAACTAGCAACGCTACACACACAGGAGAGGTAACTGGATCTACAAGTTTGACTATAGCCGCTGATGCAGTTACTGGAGCTAAAATAGCTGACGATAGTATAGATTCAGAACATTATGTTGATGGTTCTATAGATACTGCTCATATTGCAAATGATGCAGTTGATGCTACAAAGCTTGCTAATACTTCTGTAAGTGCTGGTAGTTATGGTTCAGCCACAGCTATTCCAGCGATTACTGTAGACGCTCAAGGACGTATTACATCAGCAAGTACAAACACTGTTAACACAACTACAAACCTAGCTACTACAACTGCAACAGGTTCTGTAACTGTAACAAGTAGCACAGGAAACAATGCAACTATAAGTGAAGCTTCTGGTTCTGCTGCTGGTGTTATGTCTGTAACACATCACGACAAACTTGACGGAATTGCTGCTGGTGCTATAGCAAATGTTTCTGAAGATAGCTCACCACAGTTAGGTGGTTTACTTGATGGTAACGGACAAACTGCAAACTTTACAGGAAATAACACAGGACTTGGTATACCTATAGGTACAGACGCTAACGAACCTAGTGCTGGTTCTTACAAAGGGTACATTAGATTTAATGATGATGATGATAATATATATTATTCTGATGGTTCAGCTTGGAAAAAGGTAACACCAACAACTCCTGTTCTTTCTTCCGTATCAGGAAATATGTTTGTTAGTGCAGCAACTACTTTGACTTTAGCTGGTTCTGGTTTTTTATCAGCTAGCTTAGTCGTAAATTTTCTTCAATCTTCAGACAGCATAAATTCAGATGTAACTGTTACTCCTAGCAGCGATACAGCAGCAACAGTCGCAGTACCAGCAGCAGTATATAACAATGTTACGGCTAATAATGCAGTTACGATTAAAGTAACTAATAGCGATGGTAAAGCATCTGGTGGTGTAAACAAAACAGCAGTTGCATTGCCTTCTGGTGGAAGTATTTCAACAAGTGGTAGCTTTAGGATTCATACTTTTACTTCTTCTGGCACGTTTGTTAACACAATAGCAAGTAATTCAGTTGAATACCTTGTGGTCGCAGGTGGTGCAGGTGGTGGTAACACAGTAGCCTTTGGAGTTAGTGGTTCGTCTGGTGGTGGAGCAGGTGGATATAGGTCATCAGCATCAGGTGAAAGTTCTGGGGGTGGAGCATCTGCGGAATCTGCATTAACCCTTAGTGCAGCAAGTTACACAGTGACAGTAGGTGGTGGAGGTTCTGGTACGTCTTCACACGCAACAGGTAGTAATGGTAGTAATTCAGTATTTGGATCTATAACCTCTACAGGCGGTGGTGGTGGTGGTGGTGGATCAGGTACTGCTGGAAACGGTGGATCTGGTGGTGGTAAAGCTTATAGTGGTGGAGTTGGTTCTGGTACTGCTGGTCAAGGCCATGATGGAGGTAATCACACTGAAAGAGGTGGCGGTGGTGGCGGTGGTGCTGGTGCTGTTGGAGGAACTGGTCAAGGCGAAGGTACAAGTGAAAATGGTGGTGCAGGTGGAGTCGGTGTTTCATCATCAATAAATGGATCTGCTACAACTAGAGCAGGCGGTGGCGGAGGATCTGGGTCAAGCTCTGGAAGCGGTGGCTCTGGCGGCTCTGGCGGTGGTGGCAATGGAACTGGTAATAGTGGAACTGGTGGATCTGGCTCTACTAACAAAGGTGGTGGCGGAGGTGGAACTGGTCCGGGTGGTGGAACATCTGGTTCTGGTGGATCAGGTATAGTAATAGTGAGGTACGCAGTCTAATGGCACATTACGCAAAAGTTGTAAGCGGTATTGTAACTAATGTAATAGTTGCAGAAGCAGAATTTTTTAACACGTTTGTTGATGACTCAGCAGGTACATGGGTGCAAACTTCATACAACACAAGAGGTGGAGTTCATTACGAACCAAATTCTGAAACAGCCAGCAGCGATCAGTCCAAGGCATTAAGAAAAAATTATGCTGGTGTTGGTTTTATTTATGATAGTGATAAAGATGCTTTTTACGAACCTCAACCTTACGCTAGTTGGACATTAAATAATACTACTTGTATGTGGGAACCACCAACTGCAAAACCTTCAGATGGTAAAGGTTATAATTGGAATGAAACTAATAAATCTTGGGAAGAGATTATTTAATTATGGAAAAACCTACAACAGAAGAACTGAAAACTGAATTAGAGGAGACAGTTAAAAAATATAATCAAGCACAAAATATTATGAACCAATGTAAAACTAGGTTTACTGAACTTACTGCAATTATTAAAGATAGAACTGAAGAGTAATGGATATACCTGAGATTAATCTGCCCGATACAGATTATCTCTTAGTACCACCTAGAACAATTTTTTATCCACCTGTGGCAGAGATTCCA